ATAGTTTCTTTTATTTTGATGGTGCATCAGTTAAAAAATTACCATGTTTAGTTGAAGACGATGTATTTGGTAATTTAAATAATAGTTCAGAACTTATAGTTCACGCTGGTGTAAATGATAAATTTAATGAAATAACTTGGTTCTATCCTTCGAGTTCAAGTAATTTTATAGATAGATCTGTAACTTATAACACAAGAGATTCTCAAAACATTCCAGGTGGAGTATGGACTACAAATGATAACTCATTGTTTCCAAGAACTACTTGGGTAGATCAAGGTGTATATAATAAACCTTATGCAACTCAATTTAATCAAAGTGGTACACCCACTCAAGGTTCAATTAGCGGAGTATCTAATGGTGCAACAACTTATTATGCACATGAAATAGGAACTGATCAAGTAACTACATCAGGAACAACTGCTATTCCAGCAAATATAGAATCAGGAGACTTTGATTTAGATCAAAGAGGTATTGCTGGAGACGGAGAGTTTATGCTAAGAATAAGTAGATTTATTCCTGATTTTAAAAACCAACAAGGCGACGCGGAAGTAACTATTTTATTAAGAGATTTTCCTGCGGATAGCAGAGCATCATCATCTAGTGGACCTTTAATTACTGGGCCCTTTACAGTTAATTCTTCAACAACTCAAGTATTTACAAGGAGTAGAGGGAGAGCCGCATCTTTTAAAATAGCTAACACAGGATCTGGGCAAACTTGGAGATACGGTACATTTAGAGCAGATATACATGTGGGAGGTAGAAGATAATGGTAGCTAATTTTGTACTAAAACAAATTTTAAAACATGGTAGAAAAAAAGGAACTAAAAAAGTAAAAGACTTTTTAGATTTTGTTAAAACAGGTAAATATAAAGGTAAAAATATAGATAAAGAAGCAGGTAAAGTAAAAAAATCTGAATTAGATTTAGAAACTATGGTACCACCAAGTCAAAAAAAAATGACTAAAGGAGGTTTAGCTTTAAGAGGTTATGGAAAAGCTTACATGAAAGGTAGAAGGTAATGGCAAAGCTAGTGCAAATCGTTGCTCAAGCAACTCCAACATATCAAGCAGAAAATTTAAATCAATTTGGAAGAGATATAAATCAAGTTGTTCAAAAATTAAATACTACTTATCCTCAAGATATTAAAGATGATGTAGAAGCAGTGAGTTTTTTTATTAACGATTAATGGCCAAAAAGAAAAAAAGTCAATTTGGGACAACATGGTATGAAAGACAAAAACCTAAAAAAAGACCGGGTAGACATAAAAAAAATCTTAACAAAAGCGAGAAACGCATGTATAAGAAATACAATAGACAAGGAAGATAATGGCAAATAAATTTGTAAATAGACAATTTAGTTTAACCACAACTAATCCAGTATCAATTTATACCTGTCCAGCAGAGAATGTAGCTTTAGTAAAAAGTATTCAAGTATTAAACGCAAGTTCAGGTAGTGTAGCGGTAACTGCTTCTATATTAGATAATTCAGCTAGTGCCACATTTAACTTTTCAAAAAGGACTTTAGGCAGTAGTATAACATCTGATATGCTTACAGGTGTTAAAGTATTTGAAGAAAATGATCAACTAAAAATTACATCAAGTCATGCAAGTGTAATTACTGGAGTAGTAGCAATATTAGAGCAAGATAGAACATGACAGATTTTGTTATTATTAACGGAGAAAAAATTCCAAGAGTAAAATGTGATTCTAAAACTACAATAACTAATATTAAAACAGGTAAAGTATATAAAAATGAAGAGGAATTAAAACTTGATAATGCTGACCCAAAAGATATAAAAAGAGATGTTAAAATTATTATCCCTAAAGGATTTGACGTATTCGGAGAAAAGCCGCTAAAATAAAATGAAACCAAAAGGTGGAACAGAACTTCAATATGATGAGTTGCAAAAAAGACTCAACCCATCTTATTTTAAAAAATTTCAAATAACTACATCCGTTCCAGAAAAAGAACCAATCGATCCAGATAAAATAAGTATTCTTTGGATGAAAAATTCTTATGATCAACCTAACATAGCTCCTTGGTTTGCTGAAAAAGAAAATCATAGAAAATATGATTGGTACGTATTCAATTCACATTGGACATATGAAAAATTTAGATATGCATTTGGTTTACCAACACATAAGTGTTGTGTGATAAAAAATGCACTGCCTAATATAGATTGGAAAGAAAAGAAAAAATTTCAAAAAGGTGATCAAATAAAACTAATACATACATCTACTCCATGGCGAGGATTAAACGTTTTAGTTGGAGCAATGGAATTAATTAAAAGAGATGACATAGTGCTTGATGTTTATAGTTCTACTAAAATATACGGTAACCAATTTGAGCTACAAAACGATAAACAATTTCAGCCATTGTATAGAAAAATGGAATCAATGAATAATATTAATTACAAAGGGTACGAGCCTGACAGAGATAAATTAATGAATGCGATGCAAGACTCACAAATATTTGCTTACCCTTCTATTTGGGAAGAGACTTTTTGTATATCAGCAATAGAAGCTATGGCAGCTGGTAACATGGCAATAGTAACAAACTTTGGTGCATTGTTTGAAACATGCACTGAGTATGCTCATTACGTAAATTATGAAACTAATGTCTATACATTAGCAAAAAAATTTAAAGCAGTGATAGAGTTCGTAGCTGATAATTATCACGAGCCTGTTCTACATGAAAGATTACAAGATCAAATGAAGTATTTCAGAACATTTTATAATTGGGATTCAAGGGTAAAAGAGTGGGAAAGTTTAATGGATCAATTAATGAAACAAAAAGGTTATGCATGACAATAAAGATAGATGAAAGAAGTATAATAAATGAAAAAAATATATTTGGACAAAATACCGATAAGGGAAATAGTGTATTAAATTGGGATGAAAAAAAAGATGAGAAACAAATAAAATTGTTTTTTACTTCTCCATGCCATGGAGGTGTTGATATACATTATGTAAGAGCAACTTTGGAACTACAAGCTTTACTTCAAAGACATAAAATACCAGTAACATTTCATCTAATACAGTCATCAATTGTTACACAAGGTAGAAATTTATGCACTGCTGCATTTTTAAAATCTGAGTGCACGCACATGCTATTCGTGGATACAGATATTGAGTTTGATGAAACATCTATATTAACAATGTTAAAAGCTGATAAAGATATTGTGCTTACACCTTATCCGATGAAAGTTATTGACTGGGATAAAGCAAAGGATATTAGTGAAAAATCAGGCAGGCATATAAGTAAGTGTGGATATTATTTTCCAATGGCATTTGTAGATCCAGAAAACATTGATTGCAAGGATGGTATAACAGAAATTAAAAGAGGACCTGCAGGGTTTATGTTAATTAAAAGAGAAGTGTTCGAGAAAATGGGTAAAGAATATCCTCATTTAAAAATAAGACAACAAACTATGCTTAATCAACAAATGCGAGAAACAGAGCATTTTTGGAACTTTTGGGACACTGAATTTAACAAAGAAAAAGGCACCTTTATGGGAGAAGATTTTGCTTTTTGTAAAAGGTGGACAGACATTGGAGGTAAGATCTATGCCAATGTAGATGCGTATATTACTCATCATGGTGATTACAGTTATCGTGGTAGATTCATTGACGAAGGGGCAAAAATTAAGTAAATTAGAAAAAGTACGTATTTAAAACAGGAGAAATATGGATCCAATACAACAATTAGCCTTAATGTATGCAGTTAATACCGGATTAGGTGCATTAGGCGGAAAAAGAGGTTCAAGGCTTTTTAAAGATTCTTTCAAAGATACAGCCATGCAGGCAGCTTTAATTAAAGCTGGCGGTGGTTTTCAGGGAGGACAAACACCTCCTACATCTACCAATATGGTATCAAACGAACAATTAATGAGACAAGCAACACTTC